GCCGCAGCGGCCAATGCCAGATACTGGCCCAAGGGCATGAACGTGTCAGTGGAGATACACGAATCATGGTGCCACATCACCCAGGATGCCGGTTATCATGACATGCATGTTCATCCCAACTCGTCCTGGTCTGCCATCTATTATCTAGACATTGGTAGCACAGATGTAGCCACCAAAAACGGTGTGAACAGATTCTATAACCCCAACAACAGCATGTACCTGGATGCGGGCACGGCCTGGGTCACTGCCAACACCAGCATAGACATGGCCGCTGAAGCCGGCATGATGGTGGTGTTCCCCAGTTGGGTTCCACACTCTGCAGTGCAGTATCGTGGTGATAGAGATCGCATTGTGATAGCCGCCAACTGCCGCATACAGCCAGCCAACATGTCTTCGGTGGCCTTGAACATATGACCCAGCGGATCACATGCCGCACCCAGTTTGACATCACTGCCACTGGAGTACGCAGCAACTTCCACAGGAACCGCGTGCCTTTTGATACACAACAAGGTGTGAGGATTGACACAGATCAGGCCTGGAATCGTGCCCGCAATCAGCAACGCAACTGGGAAACCATCAACCAAGTGTTGAGCCTGCGAGCACTGCCCACGGACATCACAGATCCTGTGGTCATTGAGCAAGATGGCCTGCGACTGTGGCAGTTTGAATTCTCAGTAGAACAGCCCGGAGCCCTGGCCGCCGACGGTGATACCGTGGGTGCCCTCAAGCAGGACTGTGTGGGTGTGCCCATGATCACGGGCCTGACCGAAAATGCCGGTGTGGACGACGCATTGATTGTGGGCCGCAACATCACATTTACCTGTTCACAATAAATAACTTATCAAAAGGATTGGCCATGGCAGACACCACGGAAATAGAAAAAAAGAGCCTAGAAGCCCACGTGGAACTGTGTGCTGAACGCTATCGTTTCTTGGAAAACAAACTGGAGATGGTAGAAGGAAAAATCCAGGATCTCAACACCGTGATCAGAGAAGTGCATGACATGGTGCAGGCCATGGCAGAAAAACGCACTGATCAGATCATGGCCTGGGGCCTGGGATTCATAGCCCTGCTGGTGGGCATGATTGGTTATCTACTGGCAACCTACGTGATCAAATGAAAAAACATCAGGCCCTTGCCCGCCTGCAACAGTTGATAGAGCCAGAACTCCTTGCTTTAGAACGCAACATCATCATAGCCGATGGATCTGGATTCATAGTTTTTGGCTGTTATCGCATAGATCCACAGTCGGGTCACTACCATGTGAGCAAGCACGGCCTTGATCGCGGAGAATTTTCTGCTGTGCCCACGGCTCTGAGTTGGTGCATAGCAGACAAATATCAACAGCATGGTCTCAGCACCAGTATCATGCGATTGGAACAACAAAAACTGCTGCTGCAGGCCGATATCCACACTCGTAGTATCCTAAGCAAAGGTATCAGATCTCGAGATCTACGTGAAAGTGTTGAAGCCAAGATCGCCACACGGCGATCACGTCTGCAGGCAGTGGATGAGAGATTGACCAAATGCGTAAATCTGGCTAAATATTGGCAACAACGAGGATTCAACAATGAAACTGCAAGAACTGGACGCACGCCGTCCCACCGATCAAGTCGCTAAAACACTGGCCACGCACATGGGCAACCGCGTGAGTTTTGACACTCTAGGCGAAAGCCAGGCACGACACATGCTGACCAAGGTCCGCGGACTGCTGCGTGAATACAAATCCTCAGTGAGCCGGCATTTCTCTGAACGCAATCCTGACTATCTTAAACTGATCATGTTGGAACAAGCCCTGAGCCACCGGATCTCGGAGATGGATGCTCAGGCCATAGCCGTGGACATGAACGATCCTAAAACACAGGCCATGATGAAAAAGGCCCAGAGTGGTCAAACCCTGAATCCCGAAGAAACCAAGACCATGGCCGCCATCGCTGCCATGAAAAAAGAGTCTGTGAAGAAAAAACGCATGGTGTCTGAAAGCGAAGTACAGCAGGCACAGGTCGTCATGGCCGCACAAGACATGGTGGACAAACTGCAGGGCATGCTGGAAGATGTATCGGAGATGCAGTTCAAAGATCTTCCTGCACTCACCGACGCCATCAAGAATGACACAGGTGTTGAACAGGCCACACAGTTCCAGGCCGATGTCACTGCTGCACTGACCACGCTGTTGGCAGCCATCCAAGCCGGCAAAGCACAGGTGGAAGCTGCACAAGGTGTGCTCACAGGTCAAGCACCTGTAATTCCAGGTGCCGACGCAGCGGGCGTGCCCGCTGCGGATGCGATGCCTGCCACGGATCAATCTGCGGAAGTGGATGCTGATCTCAGTCTAGATGCCAATCTGCCCGCAGAGGAACCCGAAGCAGAAACACCCGCAGGCAGTCTGGGTCGTGAACGCAGATAATGCGTATCCAGGAAGTACAGACACCGTCAATTGATTCCGGCAAGTTAGCTGCCCTGGCCCAGTTCATGCTGGGTCGTGCCCAAGACACTGACGCCAAAAAAACCATTTCCATCCAGGCCTTCCTAAATCTAGCACATGGCATGGGCATCAGCCTCACTGCCGACCAATTGCGTACCATGGTACAACAACCGCCACTGAGCAATCTCATTGCCAATGTGGAAGGCGACGATGCCACGGGCACCGTGGTATTCCGCGGTGCAGAGGCTGTGACAGATACCATGACCGTGGATCAAGCCCGGGCCACAGTGGATTCGATGGCCAAACGTGCTGCCAAAAAAAGCCTTTGACTTAGCTCAAAAAGTGTAGTACAATATCTAACACAGGAGAATCAACATGGCTTATTCAGATCAGGTCATTGATCATTATGAAAACCCCAGGAACGTGGGATCATTTGACAAATCGGATTCAGATGTCGGTACCGGCATGGTGGGAGCCCCCGCGTGCGGAGATGTGATGAAACTACAGATCAAGGTCGGGGACGATGGAGTAATCACTGATGCGAGATTCAAAACTTATGGCTGCGGTTCGGCCATAGCCAGCTCAAGCCTTGTCACAGAGTGGGTCAAAGGGAAAACTCTCAATGAAGCAACCACTATCCGGAACACTGACATCGCACAAGAGTTGGCCTTGCCTCCGGTAAAAATACACTGTTCGATCTTGGCCGAAGATGCCATCAAGGCAGCCATAGAGGATTATCGTAAAAAGCATGATAACAGTAACTGAAATTGCTGCCGATAAAATTCAAGATTCTATAAATCGCCGCGGGCGAGGACTTGGCATCCGCGTGGGCGTTAGAACCACGGGCTGTTCGGGCTTGGCCTATACCCTGGAGTATGTGGATCAGGAACAGGGACAGCAACATTGTGTGGCACACTACGACGACAAAGGTGTAAGGATCTATGTCAAACCCGAGCATCTTGTGTACCTAGATGGCATGACCATTGACTATCAACGACGAGGCCTCAACGAAGGATTTGAGTTCATCAACGTCAATGAAAAGGATCGCTGTGGCTGCGGCGAATCATTCCGAGTTTGATCAATAACCGTTTTGATTATAAACCCATGAATCGTGTCACGGAAGATGGCCGACGATTGTATGCCACTCCCGATGGCCGACGATTGCCATCTGTGACTACCATACTGGACAAGACCAAGCCTGAGGAAAGCCGCAGGGCCCTGAACGAGTGGAAACGCCGTGTAGGAACAGAACGTGCCCAGGCCATCACCACCGAAGCTGCCAATCGTGGTACACGCATGCACAGTTATCTTGAACACTATGTCAAAACCGGAGAGATCAAGCCAGCCGGAACCAACCCTTATGCCTGGGCCAGCCATGTCATGGCACAGACCGTGATCGACCAAGGCCTGCACAATGTGTCAGAATTCTGGGGTGTGGAGATACCCTTGTACTTTCCAGGATTGTACGCAGGGACTAGCGACGGTGCCGGAATCCATCTCGGCGAAGAGGCCATCCTGGACTACAAGCAGACCAACAAGCCCAAACGATCAGAATGGATCGATGACTATAGACTGCAACTGGTGGCCTATGCCCTGGCACACAACGAAGTGTACGGTACCCGCATACGCAAAGGCGTGATCCTGATGTGTGTGCGACCTGAAACAGACGAGCAGTTCAATATCACAAAACCACCTGAATATCAGGAATTCGTGCTGGAATCCCAGGACTTTGATCACTGGGAACAGCAGTGGTGGAAACGCCTGGAACTCTACTACTTGACCGCATAAATACCCTGAACATAGGTAAACTCACATGGCCATAGTACAAGTATCCAGGATCACTAATCGCAAAGGTCTAACTGAAAATCTGCCGCAATTGGCGGGTGCAGAACTAGGCTGGTGCTTGGACAGCCGCAGGCTGTTCATAGGTAACGGCACCCTGCAAGAGGGTGCACCTGTGATCGGCAACACCGAGATACTCACCGAATTCAGTGATATCACCACGCTGAGCAACTACACCTACGAAGATGGTGCAGTGGGTTATGTGGCACAGACTGGACCAACTCCTTCGGATCCTGTGGTCCGCACAGTGCAGGCCAAACTGGACGATTTCGCTGACGTGCGAGATTTTGGTGCGGTGGGCAATGGCATCGCCGACGACACAGCGGCCATCAATCGTGCCCTTTATCAACTGTACTGCCGCCAGGCCAACACACAGATCCGCCGAGCACTGTATTTTCCTGCAGGCACATACAAGGTCACTGAAAGTATCATCATACCTACCTATGCCAAGTTGGTAGGTGAAGGTGCAGACTGTAGTATCATTGAACTAGACATTTCTGGTGATATCTCCTCACTGAGTGCCTACGTGGCCAGATTTGGCGACAGCCTGCAGCAGACCGGTGTGAACATCGGCAACAACGGTGCCACAGCCCCCAGGAACATTGAGATATCAAGCATGACATTCCAGACTGTACCTACCACAGATGTGTTCCTGGTGGAGCAAGCCACACAGTGTTATTTTGATAGTGTGAACTTCCGTGGACCGTTGACCCAAACTTCGATCCTGGCCGATGGTGCCACTGATAACATTGCAGGGGTGCGTTTCAATTCCACTGGTAGCCTGATATGTAATCAGATAACCTTTGACAAGTGTAGATTTGCCGGACTCACCTACGGCATCAATACCGACGAAGAGATCCAGGGTGTCACTGTGAGCAACAGTGATTTTAATACTCTTTATCAGGGCATCGTGTTGGGGGCAGGCACGCCCATCAACGGTGGTGCCACAGGATTCCGTGCTGTGACGAACAGTTTTGATCTAATCTATGGCGAAGGCATCGTCTATGATGATGTCAGCCTCAACGCTTCGGCCTACAACACTTTCTATGCGGTGGGTTTAGAATTTACTACCAATCCTGCCACACCGGTGGTGTTGTTTGGTAACGACAACAATGTCAGCATCTCAGACATGTTTGAACGCAGTGATGCTGACAACAATGTGTATCCTCGTGTGCAGATCACCGGAGGTGTGACTACCACAGGCACCCAACTGCAGATCGGTAGATACAGCAGAGAAACTGGCAGGACCTTTGCCCTGGCCAACAATCAGACCAATCAGGCAATCTTTACCACCAACGCCAGCCAGACACAGGCCTTTGCCATGGACTACACTATCAGTAGAGATGGTGAGATACGCCATGGCGTCATGACGGTCACAAGCAAGATCAGCGATGGCAGCACCTTGAGCCAGGCCTACACCGATGACTACACCGAAACATTTGATACTGGAGTTACTCTTGCGGTCACACAATCAGGCACCACGGTCACGGTGATATACACCACCACCAACACCGGATCTGCTGGAACATTGACCTATTCCCTATCACATTTAGCCTGATGTGGCCACAGGATTACTCTGCAAGGCTGCAGGCCTGGGCTGATCTCCGTGATCAATGCACTCATGCATCTCTGGCCCAAGCCTTGGACAACGTTGATACATGGTGGCAGCAAACTCCTTGGCAACCATATTATCTACACTGGGATGATAGAAATCATTGGCCCACACCCTGGGAACTTTTGAGTGATAATATCTACTGTGATCTTGCTTGTGCCCTGGGAATCGTGTATACTGTAAGCATGCTCGATCGTGATGATGTCACTGCAGTGGAATTAGTAGACACTGACCAAGGCAATTTAGTCCTGGTGAATCAGGGAAAATATATATTGAATTGGCGTACCAGTGATCAGTTAAATATCCCATCAAAACAGTTCACGATCAATCAACGGCTAGACCGCCGTGCAATACATCATTTGACGGATAGATAGATGACACAGATACAAGTACAAAAAAGAAACGGCGACA